CATAGAATCTCCGTTATTGAACTAATACAAAGTTGTAAAGGACTCTAACCATAGTCGGTTAGAGCCTTTACAAAGCTATAAATTAAGCCTTAGAGTACACGTTGACGCAAGCACGCGGATCAACAATGCCAGCCATAGCCACAACGTCCCAACGAGTGTCATTGATCATTTCGTCAATGTCAACCACACGGTTTTCGAACATCATGTAGCCAGCAACTTCACCAGCCTTGGTTTCAGCGTTGGAAGCATCGAACTTGTTGAGGGTTTCGAATTCCATTGCACCATCAAGACGGAGCTGACCGTTGTAGTACATTGCATCGGCATCAAGCGGAGTCGTCACCGGCTTGTTATCAGCAATCTGGGCAGCAATGAAGGTGTTGACCGCAGCGACATCTGCAAAGTCAGAGCCATCTTCCTGTGCGAAGATACGGGTGCCAGACTTCGTCACGGATTCCCAAAGGAGGTTACCAATCGGAAGTACGCAAGAAGTGCCGCTGGAAGGCATGGTATAGTCTTCGCCCACGATGAAGTAGAACGGAGAGTCGGTCACGTCGCCAAGGAGGTCACAAGCATAGAGACCATCGATAGCGATCGGGGTACCAGCCTTGAAGGACAGCTGAGCAGCTTTAGCCAGAGTCAGGGTCAAGGTAGCCTTACCATTAGAGAATGCCAAGACAGCAGCGGTTGCACCTTCAATGGCAGACTTCGTAGCAGCAGCCACCTTAATCTTCGGGATGAAACGCTGAGAACGGTATTCAACATCATGGAAGGTACCAAGCAGACCCTTGCTATAGAATTCCGAAGGACTTCCTACAGGATTAAACTGCTGGCCATTTGCAGTAAGGATTGCCTGGAACTTCGAATCAACGAAGCCAAACACCTTTTCAGAAGAAATTTCTTCAAGATAAGCGCCAGCTTCAGCAAGCGGCTGGAACCCAGTACCAATGATAGCCGTAGCAGCCTTGGGGAAGTTAGCAGTCACATAGTTACGAGTTACGTCCTGAGACAGTGCGCCACCCTGCGGCTTAGCGACTTCATCTTCCCAGTTAAGGCTGGTGTATCTTTCGACAGCATCGGTAGCCACACTGATATTGAAGTCTTCAAGAGTCATGGTGACTTTCTTTTCAACGAGCTGATAACGACTAGCCTTAGCCTTGAAAGCGGTAGTCGGAGAACCTGCAGAAGAATCAGCCGCATAGAGGGTATTACTCTGGTTAAGGCCTTTCTTCACGGGAGCATGATCACGGATCACGAACTGACGAGAATCGCCATCACGCATACCGACGAGGTTGTCAGAGAAATACTTCTTAGAACCCACGGTGAGGTACGGAGAAGCAGCAAGGAAACGAAGAAGCACGAGCGAGGTGCGTTCGTTAGTGACAATAGTATTAGTAGCCATTGTATTTACCTATTAAGGATGCGCTCTCAAATGGGCATTCCAATCGCTGATAGTTTTAGGTGCCGCCTTAGCTGCGCTAGGCTGACCTACAACTCTACCAGTGGTAGCCACTTGAGGCTGTGAGTTTGGATTAGCCGGAGGAGTCTTAGTAGAAGTCTGCCTGAGTTTGCGTCCAAGCATCAGCTGCGTTTCAATAGACTTTAGCTCAATGGCCTTAGCTATCGGACTACGCTTAGAGACAACGGTCTTCAACACGTCTGGTCTAGTCATCAATAACCGTACCAGCAATGGAGAATTATCGGTGTCATCTAGATACTGAAGTACTGCATTCTCAGGGTCAACTTGACTCAAGAATTCCACGAACTTATCACGTCCGTTCTCCAGCAGTTTGTTGTAATGGTCAATCTCGGCTTGATCAGTGAAACACTTCTCAATCCTAGACTGGTGAATCTCATCTGCCTGAGCACTTTCGTATTCCATGATAGCATTCTGTCTAGACTGAGCCAGATTAGTGATATCATGCTCTAATAACCTTTTATCAAACTTAAGCTCGTTGGCTTTGTCTGGGTCAAGTCCATCCAAATTTGCAGCTTCGTACTTCTTGAGCTTAGACTGCAGATCTGCGATTTGAGCTTCAAACCCTTTGATCTTTTCTTTATATTTTGCTTTCTGTTTGATAAAAGCCTTATTAGCTTTATACTGTGCTGCACCCTTTGCATCATTCGTTGGCTTAGTAGCCTTCGGATAAGGCAATTTATTGGGATCTCCTAAATCAGTTTCTTCAGCCTTGAATCGACCCTTCTCATCACGAGCGTGGTCTTTAGGCGGCTGCTGATCGTTACTGGGAGGAGTAGCAGGTTCCTCGACAGTCGGAGTAGCAGAGTCCGGATTCGGGGTTCCAGTCGTGTTGTCCGGTTCAACAACGGCAGGAGAAGGATCAACCTTAGTCTCGGTAGGTTGCTGGTCTACTGGCGGCTTAGCTGATTCACCTCTCAAATATGCATTAGCTTCTTCTAAAGTCATGCGTGTACCTCTATTTAATGTCTGAGTAGACAGTGTTTAAGTATTCAATGAAATAGTTATAATTTAAAACTACGTTTCGCTTTGTTTAATAGCTTTTAGCAATTGTGCAATCAACGGAATGGCAGCTCCACCTAAGGCGGCTCCACCTAAGCCCACTCCACCAAGTCCAACTGGCATGGTTCCAGCATTATTGCCAGAAGTCATTATTCCAGTTAAGACTTGAGCAGTCGTAGTTGCATCGGTAGATTTAGGAATAGTGGAAGTGCCAGCCCCACCCCGGTGTAGTTTAATATTTGCATTATACCACTTACCCACACTGTCAGCATTTATAAGCTCACCTGCTTGCTTGGCAGAAATTGGATAAGAGTAAGTGCGACCATTCTTCATGGTCAAACTACAAAGTCCTAAAGCTGGAGATACATTAACTGCTTGAATAAAACTAGATCCAGGTTGGCTACCTCCATATCTAGGACTTGCATCAGAGGCTCTATAATGAGGTGATTTAGCAACTGCTTCATCACCAAGTCTTTGGGCAGTTATAGGATCGATGCCGGGTACATGCTTAAAAGAATCTCTAAGAGCACGTTCCTCAGCTTGAGACATTGGGTACGAGGTCTCAGAATACTTAAGCCCATTAAGTCCTGCAATATTTCCATGCCTTCTAGAAGAAGCATTCATAAATGGCGATTTACCACCAAGCACTAAATCGAATTTCATTTGATTCTCCTTCTTTCAGAATTGTGCAATACTACATATTTTCCATTTCGCTTAGTACAATACCTATCTGTCATAGATATAGAAGTGTCATGAATAGATCGATTAATTAAATTATCATGCGGAGTTACATACCTCAAATTTTCTAATCGATTATCACATGAATCTCTATTTATATGATCAATTTGGAATCCAGCAGGCCTGTTACCTAAGAATGCCAAAGCTATAAGCTTATGCACTAAAATTAGTTTATTATTTAGATACACTCGCATATATCCTTTGTTAGATTTTTGCTGCTTTAATTCTTCTATACCACCATTATATCTATTGCTATTAAAAGAATCTAATTTATCTCTTCTAAATGCATAGACACGCCCATCGGACGTGACCATGCAATTAGGTTCATTGAGCTTAGCCCATAGGACCATATGGATTTCCCTCCTTTAATACATCCATTTGAGCCTTTTGAGCATCTAACGCTATCTTCTCAGCTTCAAGCTTTGACTTCACAGTTTCACCTGCAAGCTTCTGTCTTTCTAATTCAGCCTTCTCAGCTTCATTAAACGCCTTAGCATTAGACGCTTGCACATCTGCATCCAGCTTTATACCCTGCTGTTCTAGCTTAGCTTGCTCAATCTGCATACGGTTAGATTCAGAGATCTGGAACTTCTTAAGATCAATAAGTTCATGTGTCTTAGTATTAGCCAACTGCATTGTTAACATCTGCACCTGATTAATTAATTCCTGGTTCTGCTGCTTAGCCTGAGACAGCTGTTCCATAGTCTTATTCAGCGTGTCCTTCATTTGGTTCATGACATGAACTGCATTAGGATCTTCAGGGGTTTCAGATACAAGCTTCAAATCCACAGGGAGGTTAGCCGTAATATCCTTTTCCAAAGCCAAGCCAGTGTCGTCCGCTATAGTCGATGCCACATACTTAGCAAGCAAAGGTTTCATATTATCTGGAAGCACATTAGCAACCATCATAAGTTCCTGTCTGCGCTTCATATTCTTGGTAATCACGTCCGGGCCTTGTAATAGCTTGAATTCCGCATCAGGAACTCCAAAGTTCTGCAGCAAGATCTTACCAATAGTCCTGATACCCTTATAAGCCGCATTATAGAAACAACCCACATTAGACACAGCGTTGGTTTGCTGAGTCAAGACTTCAGTAGCGGTCTTATCCTTGAAATTCAATCCATCAATCCCGGACATCGGAATGCCTAAGGACTGACTCATCAAAGTCCCTGCTTGCATAATTGTGTCTCTAAGGTCTGCAGTCTGGAACGATTCTACAATGGGAGTCGGAGCTACGGATCCATTATACATGACCACCACGGAGTCATCGGAAGATAGATTTGCATAATAATGCTCTAAATTTTCCATGGCTCCAACTGGCATCAGGAAATTAGCCTTCGGAGATCTATTAAGTCTTTCAAGCAGCGTTGAATACCCAATGTTAGCACCAAGCTGTAAACTAAATGTAGATCTTACCACGCCAATGTAATCGGTCTTGCGATCTGCGCTACGAACCTTATACCCAGTGGTTCTAACAATCGGTATAATAGTGATCGGCAACTTTACTGGCTGCTTCACTACCTTATTACCACAGAACTGCGCAAACATGACATAACCGTCATCGTCCTTCCAGTAATAGTTAACGAACTGGATCATGTCCTCTTTGGGTGCCCATTGATCGCCAATATTACACATAATCGGCACGGTTGAAGGATAATTAACGCCTACAACATCAGTACCGTACAAACGCTTGGCCTGGTTAAGAGAGATATAATTAACCACTGCACCTTCTTCTGCATCACTGCCATCTGTCTTGGTAATAGCCGGATCAAACGCCACTTGACTGATGTCATCCACCAGTTCAAGTTTCGGTTCCGCCCATGTAGATCCTTCAATCGGATCTTCAAACGACACGACCACTACCCCTGCTCCAGTGATTGCAGAATTATGAATCCATTCCACAAACGAAGTACGAACGTCTTGATCGTTTTCAAATCGGTCAATCGCCTGCTGGATCTTATCCATTTCAGGTAGTCGCTTGTCATCCAGCTCAATATGATATGGACTCTGGTTAAATGGACTGGAAATTGCATTACAGTACATCTTCCAAAGGTTCCATGTTTCCTTAGGGCGTTTAGAGCGATGCCACTCGTTAGTTAAGTCCGTAGTCCAAAACTGACCGCTATAAGCCATCATGTCATCAGTCATGCGAGTGATGATGGTCTTATACCAGTTAGAAGACTGCTGCAGAAATTTCTGCGCTTTGAGTTGTAATTCAGAATCTGTCATACAATTCCCATTGATTTAAGTCTGTTAAGTGTGTTTAAAGCCGATTTTGCAGAGAATGATACACTGTGATTCATGGCATATACTGCAAGAGCTAGTGCATCTGCATCGTCCGGGCTTCTGCAAATATCTTTTCGGATCATCTCTTTTGGGATTATCCTCAATTTACCGTTTTCGGATATAAAGGCTTTAGTATGCCTTAATTCTTCAACCAGTTTAGGATATTGCTCCCTGTCCACATAGAATCCGTCTTTAATAGCCTGAGCCAGTTCCATATACATCTCGCTTCGAATATTGTAATATAACTCTTTCTCCGGAGATTCATTAAATGTAATAGGCCTAATGCTCATAGTAGGACGATGCTTTACTGCATCATACAATCCTTGACCATAGCCACCAGAGTTGTCTATTGCTCCAGAAGCACAACCATATGAAGTATATGCATCCGTAAGCATAGATTCTTGAGAACCAGTATCTGACCTAGATTCTTCATACCGTTTGACTATGCCAGTTTTATTTACTACATATGCTACAGTTGAATCACGACCTAAACCAGCTACGTCCATACCTACATATCTAGGTGCAGAATCCATGTAGAAATTGCTTCCATCGCTAAAATCAATATCTTTGACAATTGCGTTAAGGAAGTCAGATGCTATATCTTGACCCATAACCTGCTGTTTCCACAATGGAGATCCAACAGGATAAATAGTCTCCATGGACTTGATATATTCCTTGGAAACAAACGGGTTTTCATATAATGACGCATGAATAACACAGTCAGGATTTTCTTTCTTAAGTCTTAAAAACCATTCTGCGCTTGGTTCATCAGCTAACGGTGTAGAAATGAGTCTATGTCGTGGTACATCTATATTACCACCACGGCATCGTTCTGCAAAGTTATGATATAACGTTTCTGGGCATCGAGCACATTCGTCTATGAGAAATCCTGATGCTTCAGTAATACCAAGGCACTCGTCAGGGCTTTCACCTGTAAATCCAAGACAGATGCCATTATTGATGCTAATGGCACGGTCTGTCTTGTTATACTTGTATTGTATTCCTATAGATCTGCAAATCCTGAATATATGGTCAAATAGCACTTTACGAAGCGATCCATGGGTCTGAGCCGCTGCAAGTATCTTATTGCCTTTCAATAGCTCAGTAATAATCCAAAGACCGCCTATAAAACTCTTGCCACATCCAGCTCCAGTACTCATGATCACTAACGGATCATCAGCTCTTTGCATGAATTCCGACTGTGCCTTAGATAATTTAAGGTTTATCGTTTTCATCCGGCATCACTGTCTCAAAGTTAAATGTTACAGTCGTAGTCTTTTGATCTTCCGTATCTTCAGAGCTACTTGGAACTTCAGCCTTTGCATTAAATCTTACTGTAGCTGGGCTAGTATTCCACTCGCTTCTAAATTTTCGACTTAGAACTTCAAGATACTGCTTACCACTCTTATCTCCGCTTTCAAGATATGAAGCTGCAAGTAATGTCTCGATCTTATTCATGTATTCATCAACGAAGTCTTCAAACTCCGCCACAACAGGCTTAAGATCTTCGCTGCTACCTGCTCTATCACAGAAATTACTCCAATCGATATTTGGAATAACTTCTTCAGGTAAATAGCCTCTTATAGCCTTCAAGAATGATTGAGGATATGCATACTGCTGCCAGCTATTAGTTCTATTACCATTACGTGTTACAATTGTCATGGTAAGCATAATACGATCGTGCGCCCTAAGCTTCTTGCCCTTAGTAAGTCCCGGTTGTGCTGGAAATTCATAATCCTTGCATGTAATACCTCTAGGGCTAATGCACGGCTCCGGCATGTACCTCATAATGTACCTTGCGCACATTATGAACTTACGGTGAGCTTTCGCTTGAGCTGCAGCACTACCTATAGCGGCTGCCTTTGTTTTAGCTGGTGTTTTCATATGCTTACCTCATTTTAGCGTCTGAGTAGACAGTTGTGTTACTTATTCAAGAAATCTAGGTTAAGTCTAGACGGAAGCTTATCAAGGATTTGCTTCATTACTATACTAATCTCATCGAGCCTCTTAGAAATATCCGCATACATTATGGCTATTTCTTCGGTTTGAGGCTTCGTAGGATTTTCAACAGTTGCAATATGTTGATCGCTAGACTCAACGGCTTTATTATGCGTTTTAGGTTTTGTGCCACCTATATTAATCCTCTTCGTCTTCATCGCTGTTGCCATAATCATCCTCTCCTTCTTCCGGGGCTACAAAATCCTCTGCAGCCATATCGCCGTCTAGAGCACTCTCTCCCGTCTCCACGTCGTACACTGCTTTACGGATCTTGTTGACATCCGCTTCATCGATCTTATATTTTTCAACGAGTTCATTAAGCACATTCAAGAGCTTTTCCATTGTTAGACTCCTAGTTTAAGGTTATACTAATTCAAAGTTTAAACAGGCACCCATTCAGACTTGCCAGTTTCTTTATTCTTCCTCAATCTCAAGCCTAAATCCTTTTGCTTCTTAGCAAATCTCTGACAATGATTGAGGCCATCAGGTCCCTTACGCTGGTTAAGAAGCTTCATATAAGTCTTGTTCTTGCAATTACGATCTGCACGATTAGGAACGTACTGTTCAAGAAGCTTATACCACTCTTCATCGTAAGATCCAAAGTTGCGCATCTTAGATTCACCATTATGTCCTATATAAAGATTATCAATGTGGACGTTTATATGATCTCCATCTTTATATAAAATCGGATCTTTCACATTTATAGATTCAGGATGGTAGCCTAAGTAGATCATTCTTGCCGTACCATAGCTGTAGCCATTAACTGTGAACCTTAGTGTTCCAGAAGCATTAGTCTTATATTGAGGGATTTCAGCCCACTTATTAGCAAACTGCCCATTTTTATAGAACTTTTCAACTTTGCTTGTTATCTTATTAACTCGGATATTTTCCGGGATATTAAAATAAGTGTATTCATTTGTAATTTCGCCAAGTTCAATCACTGCAGAACTTAACGGTCCATGTTTAGATGCCATAAATAACTCCTTGTTAATATTGCAATTAGCAGTTATCATTATAGAATATCCCCTTCAAATAATTAAGTGTTTATTTATACTACTTAACTAAATAATGTTAGACCACATGACGGTCACACTCTAGGCACAGTGCTTCATTCAATTTCCATAAGCGTGCCTTGCTTATGGGCATTTAAGGTAATTATGAACCTCAAACCATTAAGTCTTAAAGACATCAATTCTAAGCTAATTAATAAAAATCCTGATTCAGAGTTCTACACTCTTCCATTTCAAACTGTCAGAAATGGCAACGGCATCTTTAAATTAACTGGCAAGCAGACTATATCCGTTGAGTCGTTCCAAGATCTACTTCCAGCCATTTTAACAGGAAAGTGCCACACTCTTGAAGAATTATATTATGCTACACAGTTCCGTGACGTTCCAACTCCAATAGACATCGACGACCCTATATTTATGGCTAATTTAATCATAAACAAAGCGTACACCTATGTTGAAGATCCTAGCCAAAGCATATTCTGCAATGAAAGCTTAATCGCAGAAGCCAAACGCATAGCCTATGACAGAATCAATAAATCTCATGGCTTGTTTAACATCGACATCAAAGACGCCGATTTAGAGCGTTGCATCAACTCTTTAGTGTCATTTGCAGATGAAGACTACATTGATGAATTTGGTAATAAATGCACAAATTCGTGGTTTACTAAAAACTCTTTTATCAAGAGCATCAAAGCCATTCAAGCTTCAATTGAAGAAGACCCTTCAAGACTTAAGATATTCATAGGAAGCCCAGGAACTGGCAAGTCTTATCAAGGCATTCATTCGATGGGCGATACCAAAACACTGGTAGTATCATTGTCCAATGTAGTTGCAGCTCATATCGTTTCAAGAGCAGCTGCAGAAGGCTTCGAAGACTATGAATTCTGGAGCTATTCAAAGGCCAGGTACATGTTATCAATCAATCCAAATGCTCTTGATTCATACGAAGGCTTTATACTTGAAGAAAGTTCAATGCTATCATGCACAGAATTAAACATCGTGCTTCAAATCTTAAATACCAACAAACCAGTATGCATTCTTGGAGACAATGCTCAGCTGCCTGGATTTCTTGGAGTTGGCAATCTGCTGCATGCCTTAGTTAATCATTTCCCAGATAGAGTCACTGAATTAACGGTTAACTACCGTGCCAGACTAAACCCGGACATTGTAAAGGTCTTTACATCGTTTAAAGAAACTGCACGACTAATGGACACAAGCCAAATGCAGTCTATCATTACAACCGACGCACGAATGTCTACTGATAACAAAGCAATTGCCGCCTGGTTGGAAGATGTACGCTCAGAATGCGACTCGTTTGCATGTGCATTTAGAAATGATGACGTAATCAGCCTAAATAACATGGTACTAAGCACCATATTCAAGACCAAAAATCTTCTTAAGCCAAAGAATGACTTATATGCTTCAAAGCTTGAAGTATTTAGTGAGTTATTATTAAAGGGTAAGCCTTTTGAAGTTATCTCTACCAAAAACATCAGGACTCAAAAGCAATTTAAGGCATTTAATGGCGAACGCTTTGTAGTAACGGCAGTTGGTGATAAGTTCATAGTGACAAGCCATCAATTTTCCAAGCACAAATTTACAGTATCCATTAAACAACTGGCTCTTAACTTTGACCTAGGTTATGCTATGACTGTACATAAGCTTCAAGGCTCCGAAGCCACTTCTGTCTTGTATTATGAGCCAAAACTCAGCAATATCATTAACCCTGCCAACCTACGTTATGTAGGTCTATCACGCGCAAAGTGCAAGCTGTATATTGCCGTATCGCGTCTTAATCATCCAAAATTTAATCAATACAACGATATAATTACCGAAGCAAATTACTTCTAAAAGGAAACAACTATGACAAATATATCAGAATGCTTTAGACCATACTTCACAGACCCTAAATACTCCATTTCCAAATTCTTGGTGGATCCACACAGATACCGCATTGATATCTCCACAGAATTCAGCAAGGCAAATATTGGTATCTTTAGGGCTGCATTAGCGTCTAACAAATTTAGTGGACGTTTCAAAGGTCGTACAAATATAGGAACGCTCAAGACCTTCCGCATAGATGTCTATGATACTACATCAGTGTCAACGGCACCGATTGAAACAGTGCATCTAGCTTGGGAAGAACTAGAATTCACTACAGACCATAAACTGCTGGATGAATATCTTGAAGAATCACTCGAAGCCATTAATGAAGCTAGAACCCAGACTGCCGTTATTGCTACAAAAGAAGAGCTAAACCTTAAGGGCAAAAAGGCTACTTCATCTGTTGTAGACATCACTCTACCTTCGATCATTGGTAAGTATTCTAATGCAGACAAAGAGTGGTTCAAGTGGTTCGTTAAAGACTCTTCAGGAAATGTGTATCTGTATACTAAGAATAAGAAATGCATCATGGTTCCGATTCTTGAAGGAGCTGTAGCAAAGGTCAAACAAGACTCTGAATTCTGGTCAATCTTTTGGAAAAACTACCGTGATGAAGTAAATTCCATGCTTAAGACCGTGGAATCAGTCTTCTGGAATTTGCACACTGGTGAAGCCAACGCTGCTGATAAGAACGCTGTCCGTGAGACACCTGTAATTAGTGAAGATGGTGACTTTAGTGCATTACAAAAGATTCATGAAGTTGTGCCAAAGCTTATCATGAGTCGATTGGGTGCAAAGTACACATACATTGAGACAGAAGAAACAAGTATCCTCAAGAGTATTGTAGCAGTAATCCGCGAGACATCTTCTGGATCGTTCAAAGTCACGTCCGAAGAGAATATTCAAGCAGCTTTGTCCACAATCATTCCATTGATCGATACCAGTGAACTTGAAACCGTTGAAAGGTACTTGGATAATCCGTACGGTGTTGCAATCCATCGTATCCAAGCCGCTAAATTCAAATCTAACTTGCCTTCTAAAATCAATGATGTATCCAAAATGCCTCCAATGTGGGACAAATTCTTTGAAAACAGACTTGGAGACCAGAAGTTCTCTTCATTATACCGTATTGCCAAGTGGATTACTGGCGTTATAGATGCAGAAAATTATTCAAGAAAGATCTTGGTTATTGCAGGTCATGGCATGGACGGTAAGAGCTTGTTCATCAATACCATCCGTAAGGGCTTCAATAATCTTGGTGGAGAAGGCTTTGCCAGAGAAATGCCGTCAGATGCAGTTACCATTGAGAACAACACTCAGAATGGCTTACTTGACTGCATGGATGCAAGATTGATTACAAGCTCCGATATTCATAAAGTCACAGAGTTTATTAACTCCCAAACCATCAAGAATATTACTGGTGGCGATGTGGTTACGGCTCAGGTTAAGTACAGAAATCCTGTATCAAAGTCTATGGCTGGTACCAAGATCGTGGTATGCACTAACTATGTGACATACATGTCTGACACGTTCGTTGAATCTCGTGTAAGTCCTGTGTGCTTCTTCCATATCCGTAAACCAGGTGAACCAGACTGGGATCAGCATAAGGTCTCAGCAATGATGGTAGAAGAATTTAATGACTTCGTTCGTTGGAGCTTTGAATTTGCATATGCCGTTGAATGTGAACGTGGCATCCCTCATGAAGGCGATCAACCTTTATGGTGTGATGGTACATTTGAATCGGTAAGGGATATGTGGAATGCCATCGGAAGTAGCAATGATGAAGATGGTATGTTTAGATATAGAATGGCCGATGCGAATGCTGAAATTCTTGAAGAAGATATTGAATGCTACATAGATGATATTTTCTACAAGACTTCCTCAAAGATTGATGATTCTGTAAAAGTCGGAGATGTTAGAGCAGTCATAGGAAACGTGCTAAACATCAAGTTCCGTGATGCAGGAGCAGATAAGCGTTGGAATCTTG